AACTCCTGTTGCTCTTACTGCACCTGCAATTGGTTGACACGTGAGTTAAAATTAGATAAAGTAGGAGGGGAAACCCTCCTTTTTTAATGATCAGTTCCGATACACCATATAAACTTGCCGAGATCATTAGAGATACTTGGCCTCAATTATATCCACTAAATAATTTTCAAAACTTAACAAATACTATGAAGTTTACAGTTTATTCGAAAGATGGTTGTCCATATTGCACAAAAGTTCAACAGGTGCTACAGTTAGCAGAGTTGCAACATGTAGTGTACAAACTGAATACTGATTTTACCAAAGAAGAATTCTATGCAGAATTTGGTGAGGGGTCTACATTCCCTCAAGTAATTGTAAATGATCAACACATCGGTGGATGTACTGATACAGTTCAATACCTTAAGGAGCAAAACTTAGTTTAATGAAAACTAATTTTCACGAAGTTTATAACGATGTTGAAAAAGCAATTGATTATGCCTTTCAGGGAAAATTTGTTCTGAAGTTTTATGACTACCTTAAAGTCAAGGGTGTAAGGAAAGTTGAAGTAGAAGAGTTTATTGAAAGTTCAACTGCATCAAACATCAGTAATGTAGTAATGGATCTTGATGACTATCTTGAAGGTGGTCCTGATGAGATGCACAAACAACTTCGTGAAGCTTATGGTCATATCCCTAAACCAGAAGCACGAAAAATAAGAAACTATTTGTATGGCATCTTGGAGGATGCATGGAAGTATAATCATGACAAAAGGAAAGGGAGACGCAAAAAAGAAACTAAATAATTCTGAACCCGAGATCAATCGGGGTGTGGAATTATTGTTAAGAAAACGGAGGAGGAAATCTGAAGAACCAAAAACATTCCAAATGAGGTTTGGTAAGATGATTTCTCTCTTTCGTCGAGAGATACACTTATTTTTTGAATTTCATTTGGACGTTCGGAAAAAGTAACTCTCGGAGAAAAAAAAATGTTAGCAGTAACACTCACCATCGGCACTCTTGTTTCTATAATGTTCTTTTTTGTTGGTGGAGTAATTGGATGGATGGCCAAGCAACATTTCTATGAGAGCTCATATCCTGCATACACGCACCCAGAAATGTTTGATCAAAATGGAAACATAATTCCAGACGAAATTTTAGCAGTGAGATTTGAAAATGACTACGAATACGACGACGAAGAAGACGACGAATAGGACTCGAAAGACACCTGTAAAGTCTACTTCTCAACCAAAAGAAATTAAAAAACTTCCTCCCAATCCTTTTATGAATGAGATCCTTGATCTTCTTCATGAACAAAAAACGGATGAGGATAAGGTCAAAGTTCTAAAGCAATATGAAACTGACTCACTTAAGTCACTTTTGATTTGGAATTATGATGATACTGTAGTTTCTCTTCTTCCTGAAGGTGAAGTTCCTTATCGTCCTAATGAAAATCCACTAGGAACAGATCACTCTTCTCTTCGTAGAGATTATAGGAACCTCTATAATTTTGTGAAAGGTGGTAATGATTCTCTTTCTAAAATTCGTAGAGAGACAATCTTCATTCAGATTCTCGAATCTCTTCATCCTCTCGAAGCAGATATTCTTGTTCTTGTGAAGGATAAGAACTTGGAGAATAAATACGATATCACATTTGATATTGTGAAAGAAGCATACCCTGATATTCAGTGGGGCAATCGTTCGTGAGTATAGTTGCGGAGAAAGTTATGGCAGATTCGAAAAAAGAAAACACAAAACATCTGCCTCATGAATATGGATGTGAAATCCTTTTTGAAAGAGCAACTATGGTTCAAGCAAAAGATTCATCACTTCCAAATGATGCATATCTTATTTGGTATAATGTAGATGGTGAAACTTTCTTAGACGTAACTCGTTGCAGAAAGAGAGTTGACCTATTTGATTTCTATTACGACAAGTATGGTTCAGGAGCAGTCCGCAAGATTGATTTTGGATACGGAAGAGTAAACCCTAAATTGTGGGGATATAAAGCACCAGAGAAAAAGAAAAAAAGATGAGTGAAGGATTTAGTGAAGAAAAGATTGAAGTAGCAATCAATAAAGATGAAGTAAAGAATCTTCTTAAGAAATATAAGAAGGTTAAAAAATATATGCGGTCTCCAGTGTTTACTGTCAAGAAGTTGGATGGAACTGAGAAGATTGTCAGTGAACTACTGAAGGACGTGGAAAATGGGTAAGCATTATCTTTTAAATCTTTACGGGTGTTCTTTCATCCTTTTGAATGATGAGAAATGTCTTATTGACTTGTTAGAAAATGCTGCTGCTGCAAGTGGTGCTACTGTGGTTCAGACTATCTCAAAGAAGTTTGAACCACAGGGTGTTACTGTAATTTGTTTGTTGTCTGAAAGTCATATCAGTATTCATACTTGGCCAGAAGAAGGTAAAGCAGCAGTGGATGTTTATACTTGCGGTGATTGTAATCCTAAGATTGGTTGTGATATTATCATAGAACAACTTTACGCAACAGAACATACACTCAGTTATATTGAACGTTAAACTAAATACACTATATCTGGAGAAGTTTATGCTCTCTACTCAATATCGTTTACGCCTTGAAGCAATCTGCGAACGTATTGTAAAAGGTGAATCTGTAGAGTTAAGTGAAATGATCTGGGCAGAAAAACTTGCCAAATCAAATCGTTCTGCTGCAACTATTCTGAGACAGGCAAGAAGACGTGCTGCTAATCCTGATATGCAAGAAGATAGTCTTGATGCATTTATGAATGCATTAGACCTTGGAGACCCAGATCCTTCTAATCATAGAAGTAGGTTTAATGGTGCCGATGATATTATTGACTTCTTCACTGGAGATAAACCAGAAGACTGGAGACAGAGAGATTAAAACGGTAACAAAAAATACAAAAAATAATTTCTATATAAAGCACGTTCATCCTAAGGGACGGAAGTAGGGAAACCGAAGGAACGCACTTTACACACAGTAAAGGAGCAAACCTAATGTCTAAAGTCGTATATCGTGGTGTAGAATACGATACTCAAAAGCGTCTTGAGTATCAACAGCAGATGATGCAACAACCCCAACAGTATAACGAAACCTATCGTGGTGTTAAGTTTACTAAGGAGGGTCATAAGTGATGCAGAAACTTAACGTACTTCAAATTATTAAAGAACAAAAGCAAAAAGAAGATCGTCGTCGTAAAGCATCTCTTGCCACTCTGCTGGCAGCAAAATAATCCAGAGGGGTCTTGACACCCCTCTTTTTTTTGTTTATAATTACCTTTGTGGAGGTTCATGAGATGGACAAAGAAAAGCTTAAGTTAATTATAAGGAATCTGGAATCTCTTGTTGACTGTTTGAAGTCAGAAGTGTATTCTGATACTGATTCCTACCTAAACTATGAGGAGGTTGCTCCTCACCTTACCGACTACGATGAGATCTTTGATGACGATGATGGATACCCAGATTGAAGAGTTTGAGTTTATGAAACCAGAAGTTAAACTCATAAGTGTTACACCAGATGCAGAGAAGCACATGGCATATTGTGCTCGTGTAAGCAACCCTGCGAATCAAGAGAATGAAAAGTTCTCTGGATTGCTCAAATATTGTATCCAGCATCAGCACTGGAGTATCTTTGAGCAGGCAAGTATGACTGTTGAGATTAATACTACTCGTGGAATAGCAGCACAAATACTCCGTCATAGGAGTTTCACATATCAAGAGTTTTCCCAACGATATGCTGATGCTAATCTTTTGAATAATACCATTCCCCTTCCTGAACTTCGTCGTCAGGATAATAAGAATCGTCAGAACAGTATTGATGACCTTCCAGACTATTTGAAACTCACACTGCTGGAAGACATTCGTGTTCTGTTCGAGCAGTCTCAGAGGGTCTACAATCGTCTTCTAGAGAAGGGAGTGGCAAAGGAGTGTGCAAGGTTTGTACTGCCTCTGGCGACCCCCACAAGACTCTATATGACCGGTTCTGTAAGGTCGTGGATCCATTACATCGATCTTCGTTCGGCACACGGAACACAGAAGGAACATATGGAGATTGCTGAATTGGTACGTTGTATCTTTACCTGTCAGTTCCCTGCAGTATCTGAAGCACTTGGTTGGACTCGTGAGGGTTGTTCTGAGTGTAATGATGCCCCCTCTATTACTATCGAATAAATATCCCTATACATTATTCTTAACTATGCCAGTATATCCAGTTAAAAATCTTAAGACAGGTGATACACAAGAACTTGTCATGTCAGTTGCTGACTATGAACAGTGGAGAAAAGACAATCCAGATTGGGACAAAGATTGGTCTCAGGGATGTGCTGGAGTCGGTGAGGTTGGTGAGTGGCAAGAAAAACTTGTCAAGAAAAATCCAGGATGGAATGAAGTTCTTCGTAAAGCTTCAAAAATGCCTGGCGCAACAGTAAAACCATTTAGTTGATTTATGGCAAGAAAGAGAGCACCGAATCCAGTACCATTTGGAATGAGTAACAGACAGATGAAACGCAAGAAGCCAATCAATCTTGATATCATGAAGACGATTGAGCCTTTGACTGATAATCAAGAGGCACTCTTCAAACAATACAAACTTCAACAGAATGTTGTTGCCTACGGTGCAGCAGGAACAGGTAAGACCTTTATCACTCTCTACAACGCACTACGCGATGTACTTGATGAGAAAACTCCTTACGAAAAAATCTATCTGGTTCGTTCTCGGGTAGCAACTCGTGAGATTGGTTTCCTTCCTGGAGACCATGAGGATAAATCATCTCTTTACCAAATTCCATATAAGAATATGGTAAAGTACATGTTCGAGATGCCTGATGATTCTGCATTTGAGATGTTGTATGGAAATCTTAAGACTCAAGGCACGATTAGTTTTTGGAGTACTTCTTTTATTCGGGGAACTACTCTAGATAATGCAATCATCATCGTTGATGAATTCCAGAACTTGAACTTCCACGAACTTGATTCAATCATTACTCGTGTGGGTGAGAACTCTAAGATCATGTTCTGTGGTGATGCAACTCAGTCAGACCTTGTAAAGACAAACGAACGTAATGGTATCGTTGACTTTATGAGAATTCTGAGAGTCATGCCATCCATGTCTATGATTGAGTTTGGTGTAGAAGATATTGTTCGTTCGGGACTTTGTAAGGAGTATCTCGTTGCTAAGATGGAATTGAATCTCTGATGTTTAATCATGTTGAATTGAATCTTCCTTCTCTTGAGAGGGAAATGATTGATGGAGTTCGTTATTACAAAGTTCCAGGGAAGGAAGAACTTCAGAAGTTTGTTTCTATTACATCAGTAATCAGTCATTTCAGCAAAGAAAAGTTTGCTGCATGGCGTAAGAGAGTTGGTGATGAAGAAGCAGACCGTATTACTCGTAGAGCAACCAGTCGTGGAACAGATGCTCACACTCTGATTGAGCAGTATCTTAAGAATCTGGATTGCAACTCTGATGTTCTTCCTATTTCAGAACATCTCTTTCAAGTTGCAGTCCCTACCCTCAATCGTATAAATAACATTTATGCCCTTGAGGGTTCTCTTTATAGTCAATACTTAGGTGTCGCAGGCACTGTTGATTGTATTGCTGAATTTGATGGAGAACTTTCAATCATCGATTTTAAAACTTCCAAACAACCTAAACCACGAGAGTGGATTGATGGATACTTCGTTCAGTGTTGTGCATATGCATGTATGCTTCATGAACTCACTGGACTTTCGGTAAAGAAGTTCGTGATTATTATGACTTGTGAGAACGGAGAAGTAGAAGTTTACGAGGAATACGACAAAGCAAAATACATTCGAATGTTGACTCAATACATCAAGAAGTTTGTCAACGATAAACTGCCTTGACGTTATTGCAGTTTTGTTTTAGAATGAACAAAAGTTGAGGAAAAAGATTGTACATCACTGTGTTAGGTCAAATGGAGAATGAATTAGAAAAAGCACTAGAAAATAAGTTTTTCTGTCCTTCTCGATTTGCCCAAGAGATCGAGAATCTTGTTCAACATAATGAA